CCGAGTTAGCGCCGTTAACTGGCGTGACCTGATCCGCCCCCACCGAGATGCCAGCACCGCCGCCGGAAAAATACCGCGTGCCAGAGTAGAGGACGCCGACGCTAGCCGCTGCCGCGAGCGTGCTGTACGAGCCAACACCGTCGCCGCCAGCGCCAGCGGTGCCGCCGGATGCGTTTCCGCCAGCACTCGCCGCACCACCGCCGCCGCCAGAGCCACCAGAGCCGAACGGCCCCGTACCGTTGCCACCGCTAAATCCTTGACCGCTTGTTCCGCTGCCGCCATACGATCTCTGGTCCGTGGTAAATCCGCAGCCGCCGCCGCCGCAGCCTCCGTCTTTGCCTTGATAGTTACCGCCAAACGATCCGCCGCCACCACCGCCAACGGCAGCGGCCAGAAGGCTGGCGAACGAGGAGTTTGTGCCGCTTGTGCCGGGAGAGTTTGAGTCAACGCTCGCGCCACCGCCGCCCACGGTCACGGTGTACTGCACGCCGGTCGAGTAGGCCACAGCAGATGAGTAGACCACGCCGCCGCCTCCGCCAGCGCCACCGACAGACGTGCCAGAGCCGCCTCCGCCAGCCACGACGAGAACCTCCAGACCGCTAACAGGCATGACGGAACTACTCGCCGCCGAATACGCCCCCGTGCCCACGCCATTCACCGCCGCCACGCGAAAGGTGTACGCGGTGCCGTTGGTCAGGCCGGTGACAGTGGCGGAGGTAGACGTTGAAGTACTATCCGAGAACGTAGTCCAAGTTGACCCAGAGTTGCTCGAATACTGCACAACGTAATCGGTGACGGGAGCCTGTGCGATCACGCCAGTAGGGGCAGTCCATGACAACACTGCCTGTTCGTTGCCGGGGGTCGCTGAGACGTTGGTCGGCGCGGCTGGCACAAGCAGCGCACGCAGTCCCGTGTCCTCACCAGCGCCGGCCGCGCCTCCGCCCGATACGCCAAGCTCGATGTAAACGTCGGACGCATCCCACCGATATAAACGACTTACATTAGTAGCGATATACAACGCGCCACTTTCACCGGTGGCAGGAAAGTTCGCCGCTGTAGCGTATTCGTAAACAGCGGCGGATGAGCCGGTGATGGTGACGGGCAGAGTCTGCGGCGATGGCTGGAGAAGCGTCGTCGGCAGCGCGGCAGTCGGCGGCGTGTGATTCGCGGTGTAGCGAGCCGCTTTCGTGACGCGGAGTTCTGCAATGCGGCCGTTCCAGTAGTTGGCGTCAAGCTCCGTATATGTGCGGCCGACAACCACGCTGGACTGACCGTGCGAGCCGGTTGCAGAGACACTGCCGACAGAAGTGCCGTTGACGTAGTAATTCACTGTGCCGCTGAGACGAACGGCGGCTAGATGAACCCACTGTCCTGTTGGCAGGAGCGCCGACCCCTGAATGTTCGCGCCGCCGGGGTGCATCAAAAACGGGTAGCCGGTGTTCGTCACGCCTATCGACACGCCGTAAGAAGAGCCGTCGCTGACATATGTCGAAAAGTACGAACCGTAGGTGCCGTAGGCAGTCAGCCATACCCACGCTTCAGCCGTCCAGTCGCTCGTTCCCCACGAAAAGTCACTGCTTGACAACGACAGGTAGTCGCCCGTCCCATCCAACGCAATAGAGTTGGTGCCATACTTGCCCGCCGCGTTCGCCGCTGCGTTACCGTGGGCCGTCAGTGTGCGACCGTACTTGGACGCGTCCGTGAGGTTGCCGTCGCCGCGCAGCAGCAGCAGCACGTTGTCCCAATAGGGATCGGTGCCCGGGATCGTCACGCTGCCCGAGAGCGAGCCGGAGCCGCCGCCACCCGAGCCACCTCCGCCTGTAGCCGCTAATACGCCGTCAGTGATAGTCAAGCCGGAGCCAATTTTAATACCGCCAAGCACTGTATCACTTGCAACTGGCAACGTATAGCTCGGGCCGGTCGCGCCTGTAACGCCTGCCGTACCCTGCGGGCCCGTTGCCCCCGTTACGCCATCAACCCCAGTAGCGCCTGTAACGCCAGCAACTCCGGTAGCGCCTGTAACGCCATCAACCCCAGTAGCGCCTGTAACGCCATCAACCCCAGTAGCGCCTGTTACACCAGCAATACCAGTTGCGCCTGTAACGCCATCAACCCCAGTAGCGCCTGTTACACCAGCAATACCAGTTGCGCCTGTAACGCCAGCAACTCCGGTAGCGCCTGTAACGCCAGCAGCCCCCGCCGCGCCAGCAACACCAGTAGCGCCTGTAACGCCCGCAACACCAGTAGCCCCGGTTACCCCCGTGGCGCCTGAACCAGCCGACAACGCCGCAATATCCGCGAGCGTGACTTTATTTGTGGCCGTGCCGGCCGCATTACTTACCGGAACAACACTTGTGCCGACGGCTGCAGCACTCGGCAGTTCAGATATCTTAATGTCGGCCATCGCGTTTACTCCACCGTAATGTATTCGCCAGTGTGCGTGACAATACTGTCGCCGGTATGCGTTTGTAGTTTAGCGCCCGGCGCAAGAATTTCACCGCCGTCGAGCACTGTGATTTGGTTCAAACAGACAATTGCGCCGCTTGTTGTTTTTGTAAACCACTTCTTGTCGGCCAGATTAACGGCGATTTCACCTACCGTCAACTGCCCGGCCGAGGGTACTGCCCCCGGTACCGTGCTTTTTTTATGGACAAGCGTAATCGCCATTGTTATTAAAACACGCCGCCGTCGATGACTACGTTATCAATAGTGCCGCCGGTAATCGAGACGTTATTCGAGTTTTGAGTGGCAATCGTGCCGAGTCCAAGCGTTGTGCGGGCGTCAGACGCAGTGGCGTCGTCTACAAGGCTGCGGCCGAACGACGTAAAGGTTGCAAGATCAGCGGCGCCAGAGCCGGTGAAGTACGGCAGCCGGTCAGCCGCCGACGACAAACCAGCCAGCGCGGCTAACTCGGTGTCATAAGCCTGCACATCGGTGCCGATGACCAACCCGAGGTTCGTGCGTGCCGCGGAAGCACTTGTCGCGCCCGTACCGCCGTAGGAAACGCCTACAGCTGTGCCCTGCCACGTACCGCTGGAAATCGTGCCGACTGTAACAATGCTGTCGTCGCCGCTGTAGGTGCCCGCAGCAACAGCAGCCAGTGTGCTGTTGTACGCCTGCACGTCTGTGCCAATCGCCAAACCTAGGTTCGTGCGCGCGTCGCTTGCCGTTGTGGCGCCAGTACCGCCGTAGGACACACCCACGGCTGTGCCCTGCCATGTGCCGCTGGAGATCGTGCCAACGCTTGTCAGCGACGACGCTGTGACGCCGGAACCGAGCGTGTTGCTCGAAAGCACCTGCGTGCCGCCGATATAGACACCGTTGACTTCGATGTCGCCCGCCGAGCCGCTAAACACCTCAGACGAGTTCGACGCGTCCGGGATAAACGCGAACCGGCCGGCACTGGCGTCATAACCAAAAAAGCCGATCTTGGCCGCGGTGCCATTGTGCCAGCGGAATTCGACGCCGCGGTCTTTGTTATCATTACTCGTCGGAACTGTGTCGCCGCCGAGCGTAATGATCGGATCATCGAGCGTCGTGACGGAACTGTTGACTGCCGTCGTGGTGCCGTTGACCGTGATGTTGCCGCTGACAGTAAGATTACCACCCACCGTTACGTTGGCAGAGCTATCAACCGTGAAGTTGTTGCTGGCCGCGTTCAGGCTCGTTCCGACACTCGCGCTGCCCGTCGTCGTGATCGTAGCCGCAGCGATGGCGCCGGCGTTGCTATAAATCACAGCCTTGCTATTAACGACTGTGTCGGCCACCGCGCCGTCGAGCAGATTGATCTCGTCGTACGACGCCGTAACGCCGTCGAGAATGTTCAGCTCAGCAGCAGACGATGTAACTGCTGCGCCGCCGATCTGAAACGTGCCAGCCGCGTTAAGCGTGCCGCTGAACGTGTTCGTGTAGCTAGCCTCAAATGTGTTGCTAGCCGCAAGCTTGGCGTACTGCGAAAGATTTGAGTTTGACAGCGCGTTGTCAACATAGGTGGTCGTGGCAAACGCGCCGGAGCCGCCGATCTGGATAATGGTCGAAGCCGAACCGTCACCGGTATCGCCTTTTCCATAGTAAAGAATATTATCAATTTCGTTGTATGCTAACTCGGCATTCTTTAAACCCGAGGGGGCGCCAGCAGCACCTGTAATACGACGTTTAATGCGTACCGTATTGGCCATGTGAGCACCTCAAAAGTTTAAAAATTACCGCCGTCTAAAACGTACTCAAGCCACGTGGTGAGATCGGCCGACAGCACCCATTCTTGTTTCGTTTCAAGCACCAATACTACCATGCCCGCGCGACGCCGAGCAACTGGAATAGCGTTTAAATCGGTCATGTTACTTACTGCCCGATAACCCCCGCTGCCGTATTTATCGATATGGGTGGGGAACTGGTCTTCCTCTGCGCCGGGAACAATAGGGGCGCCGACATTTGTGCCGCGAATAAATGTCATTATGCCACCTCTATAGCGATATTTGCGCCGTTTTGCTGATATTCGCTGCGGTAGATGTGGTACGTTGCCGAGCCGCCGGACGCGTTTACAAAATCTCGTGTCGTCAGCAGCCACGCAGAACTGATAAGGCCATTAAACTTGAAACTGGTCGGAGTTCCAAACGCTGCCGGCCACGCAAAATAAATATACTGGTTTGCCGGGTTAAACAGCCGCGACTGCGTAAAATTAGTGGCAAACTCAGCCGCTAGCGAAATGATATCCGCGTCTGTGGGCGTGTCTGTTGCTAATACGCCCCAGTACCGTTTGCGGCTGAAAGTTATGTTTGTGGTTGTTGCCCCCACGATCGTGCCTGTGAATCCAAGGTATGTCAGCTCGTACGAAAGCGTATACGTTTTTGAACTTGTAATACTAAGCCCCGAAAGCGCGTAGCTGCGCAAGTTTGTCGAAAGCGCACCAATATCAGTGAGCGACTGCGCCAATACAGTGCCGTGCGACAAACTCCAATTGAGCGTTACGTCAGTGATAGTTGCGCCCGCCTCAGCTTGTCCGACGTTGTTTGACAATGTTACGCGCGGCGGTGACGTGGGCGGCTGGCTTGTAGCGTTGTCAAGCAGCGCCCGCACGGCTTCGTCAATGTTTGTATAGTTGAGCGCCGTGTAGTTAAACACAACCCCCGTAGCGCTAATCGACCCAGAGAAATTTCCACCGCCACCGCCGCCACTTCCAGCCGGGCCAGTCGCGCCGGTGGCTCCAGTAACACCTGTAGCGCCCCGTAGGCCTGTCGCGCCAGTCGTGCCAACGCCAGTCGCACCTGCTGGCCCTGCCGGACCAGTGGCGCCAATACCGCCGCCCGAACCAGAAGAGAAATACGGCAGCGAATTCCACGCGCGAACGCCGTCGCCGATTTTGAACTTGCCCGTGTCGTATTCAAACCCCGGCTCGCCAATGACCAGCAATGGATTTGCGGCCGTTAAATTTTCTGCCGTGCCGCGCTTAAACTGAATGACTGTTTTTGTCTGCGCGGCGAATGTTCCGGTCGAGAATGTGCCGCCATTAATTGAATCGCCGTCTGCGTAGCCAGCGCCTGTGGCGCCGGTTTGACCGCGCGGGCCTGTTGCGCCTTGCGCTGCTGTAACAGCTACGCCACCGATTAAAATAACACTGGGATTATTTGTTCCAACAACAGTCGGCGCCGGGCCAGTCGCGCCACTAATTCCTGTTGCGCCGGTGGCGCCGCGCGGGCCGATATCACCTGTCTCGCCGGTTAAACCAGTCGCGCCCGATATACCAATTGGGCCAGTTTCTCCGATCGGACCGGCAACACCTGTCGCGCCTGTAACACCAACAACACCAGTGGCGCCACGACTACCAGTCGCACCCTGCAGACCAGCAAAACCAGTTGCGCCCACAGGTCCGGTCGCACCGCGGACGCCAGTTGCGCCTGTGACGCCGAACCCCGTAGCGCCGACAGCGCCAGTTGCGCCTGTAATACCAGTAACGCCAGTTTCGCCAGTAGCGCCCGTAGCGCCAACTGCGCCGTCTGCACCCGTAGCACCAGTTGCACCAGTTGCGCCTTGATCGCCAGTTGCGCCTGTAACGCCAGTAAAACCAGCGGGGCCAGTAGCGCCTGTCGGGCCGGTCAAGCCGGTATTACCGCGATCACCCGTTAAGCCTGTAGCCCCCTGAACACCTGTTGCGCCACGCGGCCCAACTAAGCCCGTTACACCAGTCGCGCCCGTTGCGCCGGTATCACCATTAGCGCCATTAGCGCCAGCCACGCCTGTAGCGCCGCGAGGGCCGGTTTCACCAGCAGTACCGGCTACGCCCGTTTCACCAGTAATACCGGTAGCGCCTTGCGGACCAATAGCGCCAGTAGCGCCGGTAGCGCCTATATCGCCAGTGGCGCCAACGTCGCCGGTTACGCCAGTAGCGCCCTGAATACCCTGCGGGCCGGTTTCACCTACCGCGCCCGGAGCGCCATCAAGACCGGCTACGCCAGTTGCACCGGTTTCACCATTTACGCCAGTTGCGCCTGTGGCGCCGTCGACGCCAGTCGCTCCCTGTGGTCCCGTAGTGCCCTGAATGCCTGTTGCGCCTACCGGACCAGATACGCCAGTTGCGCCCCGCGACCCTATGGCGCCAGCCGCGCCTGTAGCTCCTATAGCGCCAGTGGCGCCTGTAAGACCCGTTACACCCGGAACGCCAGTCGCCCCTACAACGCCAGTAGCGCCATGAGGACCTGTAGCGCCCGTTACGCCCGCATCACCCGCGACACCGGTTGCGCCAGTAGCGCCGGCGGCTCCAGCGGCGCCTGTTGCGCCACCGACGCCAGTTGCACCTTGCGCGCCTGTGGCGCCTGTAATACCGGTGGACCCAGTAGCGCCGGCGATGCCGGCCACGCCAGTAGCGCCACGAGGACCCGTAGTACCCTGTACGCCTGTGGAGCCCATCGCGCCGCGTAAACCAGTGGCTCCATCTGCGCCCGTGGCGCCTACAGCGCCCGTGGCGCCTACAGCGCCAGCGACGCCCGTAGAACCCTGAATACCAGTAGCGCCTGTGGCGCCCGATGCGCCGACCGCTCCGGCAGGACCTGTCGCGCCTTGAAGTCCGGTTGCGCCGGTGACGCCGCCTTCGGGTTCGCGGTTATTCATAAACCGCGCGAGAATGTCAGCCGCGAAGTACGCCGGGAACGCACCCGCTAAAGCATCCGGCAGCGGGTGCAGAATAGGCCAGCCGTTTTTGACCTCGAACAGTATCCCTTCGCCGTCCGGGATTCCGCCGTCACCGCTTGTTGTCTCGTCAAGCAGCGTGTTTTCGCGATTTTCGTCTTCAACTACGCAATTAATTACGTTAACAGTTTGCGAAGTAATAGCGACAATCTTGAGAACACGACCCTGTCCGGCCGTCGCAATGTAATCACCGACGGCGACATCAAGGCCGGTGTAATAATACGGCGTCGGCGTATCGGGCGAGCCGTGTGCCTGCGAAACAACCGCTAGCGTTGTATGCCACTGATACGGGTAGCCCGGCCACGCATCATTTTGCGGCCCATACGCATATGGCACGGTCTGTGCCATAGTGAACCGCAGTATTTTTGTCGGTTGAAAGGACATAGCACGACTTTACGGCGGTAATTAGAAAAAGCATACGATTCGCGCGACGCCGCCCGAGTCACACCCGACCACGTTATTAGAGATGCGAATAGTGAATGCCGTAGTTTTTGTGCTACCAGCCAACGTAAGTTCGTTTGAAGATGTTGGATAGCGCGCCCGCCACGTGGCAGCACTTGCCGTAAAACCCCAATACGTTATGTTATTTAATTCCCTACCGACTGTATGCGTAATCGTGACGTCATTCGCCGCAATCGTATACGACCAACCGGTTGGTAAATTGTAAACGCTGGTGGGTGAAGCGCCCGTGTAACTTACATTAAAGGCGTATATGGCGTCAGACGCTGACGACCCCGGCGGTCCTGCCACGCCGGTAGCGCCTTGCGAGCCAGTGACGCCAGTAGCGCCACGAGGACCTGTAGCGCCCTGAACACCGGTGGCGCCAAGAGCGCCTGTTGCGCCGGTAACGCCAGAAGCACCCGTGACTCCGGCACCAGTTGGGCCGGTAGAGCCCGCAGGACCGGTTGCGCCTGTTAAACCGTTCGGCCCGGTGGCGCCGGTATTCGCCGCGTCAGCAATCAGCGAGGCTAACGCGGCCGCGGTCACCCGCTTAGACGTGTACGGGCTTGTTGCTGTGTCAACAATAGGCAGAAGGTCATTTGCGGAAGGCGTCGTTTTTGCCGGCAATTCAGAGATTTTTTTGTTCGCCATAGTCCGCGCAGCCCCTAGTAATTATTGTCGTCGTCTTCGTCTTCGTAGTGCCGCTGCTTGTGCCCGGGTTTTTTATTCGCTTTCGGCCCTTCGAGTTCGTCGGCCGCTTTGTTAAGCCACTTAGCCAGTTTCCGGGCGTCAGCGGGTGTTAACAGTGGCGCCTGCGAGCCATAAACATCAACGACTACGCCTGATTCGGAATGCCCTCCGGCGTCCCAGCTACCAGCCTGAACAACCACAGTTGGTGATTCTTTCGGATCCGCGCCCGCAAGAATGTTCTTAAATTCTATTAGATCGGGCGTATTTGCGACAACGGTAGCCACGCGACGTTAATCCTTTTCTGTATCGTCCACAATTACCGGTGCTAGCGCGCCCCCGCAGCCGCTAACAAAACGCCCGGTGTAGTATTCCTTGGCGTCTTCTTCGGATAAACCGTCCGCCAGTAGTTTTTCGTACAGTTTTGTTTTGCTGTACACCGCTACCGGGTCCGCATTGCCAACGTACCCGAGTCCAATTAACGCACTGTCCATATTGTCAAACAAAAAGGCGTCTGGATTCAAATCGCTTAATTGCGCTAAAACGTGATGTGGTGACATTACGCAACTCCATTCTGGATATCTTCAAGAAACAAAATAGCCACGTCACTCGCGCGGCGGTAACCCTCTCGCACACCGTTTTGATAGTCTGCGTTGCCCGGCGGCGTATTTTTACCCGTGAAATCAGCTATTGTTGCCAACGCTGCAATTGCTTTGTTGCGCAAATTACGGTAATCCGGCGAACTCAAAACAGCAGCATTGTCCGTAGACGCCGCAGCTGCGTTTATTTTTGCGGCCAGTGGTACCGTCACGCCCAACTGCTTCATCGCGTTTGTAATTTGGAGCAATGCGTCAAAATCAGAAAAAGCCTGCGGCGTATTCGGCACATATTTCTGCGCCAGTGTGTGTAACGAAATACACAAACTAGTCAGTTCTAACGACTTGCTTCTGCCAGTAGTTAGTACGGTTGATGTAATTGCGGCGCTATTTTTCGCCCCGCAAACAAACCGCTCGCGCAACAATTGTTGCGGATGCACATGAGTATCCATCACCAATGCCATCATAAATCCTTTAGAAATTGGGCTTTGTTATCAAAATACTGCTGCCACAAACTATACACATGACCATGTGTTTCTTCTGGCGTCGCTGCGTTTGCCGAGATACAATGCACTTTACAGGCGACATCCGGTACGGTTGCCGCATAGCGCGCGTACGCGTCGCACATGCGGGTCTGGTCAGCTAAGCATCTGCGCTCATACCGATCACGTGGTTCGCCGATGCGCGCGCGACTTTCTTCCGGGCTGATATCTAAAAGAAAGCAGAGATCCGGGGAAACCCGCGACGTTTCCCTGAAAATCTGCAAAATCAAATCCGTAGAGATGCGGTTGATTTCGCCCTGATACACCAGCGTCGACAGCAGCCATCGGTCACAAATAATCGTGACGCCGTCTTTAAGCTGCGCGCTGATATACGCGGCCAATTCCGCACGCGCAGCAGAGAATAGCAGCATTTGTGCTGCCGGCGCGATTGGCGCCTCATTGTCGAGCAAAATTTCTCTGATGGCCTTACCGACACGCGTTGTGCCCGGGTCTGCCACAAGCTCAACAGGGATGTTTTGCGCCTGTAACCGCGCGTACAGCATCCGGGCTTGCGTACTTTTCCCGGCGCCGTCAATCCCCTCAAAACAAATAAACACTGGAATCCTTTCCAAGTTCAGCCGCTTAGCGGCCAGTAATATGCACGCTGGCAGAATCTCCGAGTACAGGCTTTACAATTTTGGTGCCAGCGTTTCCAGTGATATTGACAGCCGGCGCGACAGTTTGGTCACCAACATCCTTGGGCGCTTCAAATAACAATAATTCCTCCCCGTCGGCGAACCGTAACGCCATTCCCGATTGCGCGAGCCCAAGACCAACGACGCCACGAGACGACAACCACTGCGCCGCGTAACCGCAAAACGACTGAAGTTCGGGCGTTAAGCGCGCTGCATCTTCATGCGCATAGTCGTCAAGAATCTTGTTTAGAACTTCGCTTCTTTGCATAACGCACCTTTCGCTTTTTAGGTTCCGCCGCTGCTTTTTCTTTTTCTGCTGCCGCAACACGTTCCCGAAGCGCCTTTGTATTTTGTGCCACGCATTTGTCAAGCTTTGCTTTTTGCCGGCAGCTTTTTATCGTCTGGCTCACGTCAGATAGCATGTTCCGCGCTGCATGCACGTACAACCGCAAGACATAGAACCGGCTGGCAGCGTGAATCGCCAGAAGATCGCCGTCTAGCTGCGTGAGCACCTTTTTTGTTTTCGGAACAGCTGGCATTCCCGCAGAATTCAGCAATTTCAACGCAGCTTTAGCGGTACAAATAATGTCAGCCACAACGACAATTTGCGCGCCAACAGGACTCTGACTCAGTCGGCCACGAAACTCCATGTCGCGCTTTGTCTCGACCAGCCTAAAGTCACGGCTAATGTCCGCCACCATCGCAGCAATCTGGACCGTAGTGGTCTCTGCGATATTTTCGAACGCGCAGGCGCTGACATTGAGTACATCATGCAGCAAAGCTGTCTGCACAATCGCGCTAATGCTGTCTTTGGTATCGTCGGGCATAAAATCAGCCCGCACGTCCTGATACAACTTCTGCGCAATTGTCTCTGCCATATACGCTACGGCCACACAATGGTCGACGAGTGTTTCGCCGAATAATGCCTGCCGTGAGCCGTACTGCTGTTTTGCAAAAGTAAGCGTTCTTTGAACTGGTGTGTCTGCTGCTTTTTTCATGGCACCTCCGTGTGCCGTCAGACGAGCCGCAATATTGTCTGCCATCCAAGATCAAATGCCTTGCGCCTCGCCGCTAAGTTGTAATTGATGCGTTTATTGAGATCGTCAATGTGCCACGGCTCGGCAATGAGTGTCTGTAGCGCGGTTATCAGACCCTCGTAGTCTGGCGCCGCGTGCGGAACCCCATTGTCGTCGTAGTCTATCTGTGTTTTTACCAGTATTCCGTTTGTGTTCGGGTAGATGTAGTCGTTTTGTGGCGACAGATTGAACGCCAAAATTGGTGTACCGCAACTAATCGACGTTAAACCACAAATACCGTAGTTGTCACATTCTGCCGGGAAAATAGTTAGGTCGTGCTCGGTATATAGCGCCGGCCGGTTTTTAAGCGCCACATTCCGCAAAAGTTTAACGCGGCCATCCGTTTTTTGCCCGAGTTTCTGAAAAAATTTGGCTATGCCCGGGGCAAATCGGCAAGAAGTGATCGCGACGGTCAGCTGCGCGTCCGGCATTTTGGGCAGCAAATACCCCAGCAAACTGAGAAACTGACTATTCGCGCACCGGGCATTCCTGTCAAACCACGGTAAAAATATCTTAACCTGCCGCTCGTTTACCGCTTTGGTTTTTTTAATTACCGGCATACCGGCATCAAACGGGATAAGCGTTACGTTTTTGAACTTGTAAACCGTGCTAAACAGCTCGCGGCACTCTGTAGTGAGCGCAATAACGT